CTCTTATGTAGAACGACTTTCGGTCGATCAGCATAATATCCAGCTCTCCACTCAGATTGTGGATCTGGATCCTCCAAAGTATACTGGAGGATGGATTCCTGTCCGTCTCTTGGCCGCTTCTTCCCCTTTGTCGAGGGCACGAAGCATTTCACTTCCAATCGCTGGTAATCAGGCTCGCCAAGGCGATGCGATAACTTAGCATCGCTGTAGCGAGTGGTACCTTTACGGTGCCACCTGATTTTCAGCTCAGAGGGTATATGGCAGTACCCACCGATGAATGTGAAATAGGCCAAGGCAAGCCGCTTTGAGCGAGTAACCGGGAGTTTAATCCCGCGCTCAAAGTACAGTCCGTTGCTGGTCTGCCATAGACCAGCTCTGTGGAGGTTATTGCTAACTTCCACAAACCTTATAACGGATTCGGCTTTTCGCACTTCATAGTCCACGTCCCGGAGGTACACCGGGGTCACGTCGTAGCCTCTCCAGGCATCGACGCCGCACGATTCTCGAAAGAATCCGTGCCCGTGAGACTTAGACTCGTTGACCCGCATTCCAAAGCGGGTTAACGCATCGATCGTCGTCGTGTATGCGTTGCCGGGAACAATGATATCGTCCCCATAGACGCAGACACGGGTTGACATTTCTTTAATCGCCTCTGGTGCTGGGTCCAAACCAGCACTCCAAAGCGACGAGCCTAGAGCTATGCAATAGTACGCAAGACTCTGGACAGGAAATGTCACAGCGGATCCTTGGTGAGCAAACTTACCCATCGGGTAAACTTGCGACGTGTCGTTTTGGAGAACGAACGTCTGAGCCCTGGAAGCAGACAAATATCGGATTATTTCCGGATTTACTGCGAAGAGCTCCTCAACAAGGGAGCGACTCAATCTGTCTGATGCAGATGAAAGGTCGATGGTCGCATAGCTTCCATCGGTTGATCCCTGCATCGCCATACGTTGAGACCGTGTTTGGTCTTGTATGGTTACAGCCCCATGCGTGGCCCTGGATATCCTTTCCAGGAACCAACCGCGCAATGACTGTTGACAGAACATCCGACTGACCGACTCAGCACCAATTACCCTTGGCCCTTTAAGGGTCTTGGGAACGGTGATGATCTTGGCCGGAGCGTCGTCGTTTTGAAAGCGCCCTTTACAAGGCGCTATAGACGAACGATAACTATAGTTCACAATGGCGTAATCAGCCAACGGGAACATAGTCTCCAGGCGTTCCGACCAGGTGGGGAACCAGTAACGGTCTCCCCAACGCTGATCAGAAACCGACCCACTTCCGTGGGAAGGAACAAGATCGGCACGGTCAATAGGACCAAGACGACTCACAGTGTATCGAAATACCTGTGCTATCGTCCGATAGAGACCCAAGTCTGATGAATTAGGCGTCATGGAAAACTTAACCATGAGCCTGTTCACCTGATCTTCGAGTGTGTTTCCACACGAGAAGAGTGTTAGCGCATTCTCTTGTGCGCCTTGCACCCAGGGTGTTGGTGGGAATACCGCTTTCGCAAGCGGGTCATCCCAGAGCAACGAATGGTAGGGGATCAATCCTACCTCTCTATCGAGTTCAACGAAGTCCGCCAAGGCGGCTGCGTTGACTTTGGGGTCGCACTCACGCACGATCTTCTTGAACATGCCCAGTAGTTGACGGGCAAAGAAGATATGCGTGGGATCCACATCCTCACGAAGACACCCATCCTCTGAATAAATCTTCTCCCACACTGGGTGGAAGAGACGAGGTAGGTTGGTCTTTGGCATTGAGCCGAGAACCTTCCTAAGGGTGGCCAGATCCACGTGCTCGTCGTTCAACGAACGATCGAACACAGGCAATATCCCAGGGAGATCTACATACACTGTACGAAGACCCCTAGTGGATATCAACTTCGTGAGCTGGTCCATGGTTACATCATAAGCAGATGTCCATGGATCCGACGTCGATGCACACCAATCCTTCAGGATCAGCGTGTAAGCGCGAAGGATTAGCTTCACTTCCTTTTTCATTACAGGCTCCTTCATTTTGGGGCGTGTTAATGGAAGTACCAGCTGTAAAACCTGCTGCAGTCGCGATGGCCAGGATGAGAGTCCTGACGATCTTGACTTGGTGCCCACCCTTTCGGGTGAGCACCGACGCAGCTTGCGCCAGAAACGAGAGCATACTTTAGCTCTCACGTTCGATGATCGACGACTTGATGGAAGCCATCACGCCGGCGAGAGCATCGTACAGGTACAGCAGTTCAGTACTGTCCTGCTTGCCGATGTACGTTTTGAACGTAACATTGACTTTCTGACGCAGGGTTTCAACACCCTCAGCATCATACATGTGGTTCCAGAGAGTCACAACGTGACCTTCTCCGGTTCCCTGCCCGTTGGGCAGTGTGTGACCGACTTGCAGAACAAGATCCTGCGTGTCGGATCGGAAGAAGTATTCGGACGCGTAGTTCGATTCCTTCACCCGGCTGAGGTCTTGTGCCACCGAGTTATAGGTGACACTGATAGGGCTGGTAAGCATGGAAGTTACCTTTCTGTTAAGGTGAACGGCGGTTCTCTTATGCCGCCTGTTGTTGAGCGATCATTCGCACAACAGAGAGCCAAACCGGCTAGTTCCTCGGGACTTTGCGTCCTCTGGTTATAGCCAGGCTACCAAGTATCCCAACTTGGTACTTTGACAGTAGGGGTTTGACGAATGTGGGGTACGCATAAGGTAGCGTACGGACATGTCTGAGCTTTCGCTCTACACTAATCTGGCATTCGCCAGACTGTGTAATACCAGGTTTCATCTCGAATGTTTGGGTACACTCAAGCTTCGACTCCGCCATGATATTCAAATCACGGTGCTGGTATCGTACACGTCCACGTGTCTGGTTGATCAAGTCTCCAAAGTTGGAGAACCAATCGATTAACCACGAGAATGGGACAAGCTCCCATACGCTGTCGATGTTGGCATATAAGCCATATTCGAGGTCACGTCCTAGCTTCATAAGTTCATCCCAGTTTCCTGGGAGTTCGTCAAGAAGTTTCAGTCTCATAGTGTACCAGTAATCCGTTCGACCAGTGAGTGAGGACAGGTTCGGAAGAACCAGATAGTCCTTATGAGCAATGCTATATGCGATACGCTCGTTAGAGCTACCGATATAGTCAAAATTACGCTCATCGCTGCCAAGGCTTCGTCTTACCTTGGTGCCATGCTCCAACCTCCGAAGGTACGCAATACGATTGCGGACCGATTCGGTAAAGTCAAAGAGCTTGTATAGATCTGAGACCATTGGCCTCAGACCAAAGCTGTATGACAGGTTGGCCTCCCCAAGTTTCGGGAGGAACTCACTAGGTGGTATCTTTCCCCTGCGTACTTTACGGTACCAGGAGTAAATATCACGTGTCGAACGCATCAACATGGGTAAGTCTTTCAACTCGCCGATGAAAGCGGGAAGATCGACCCCAGGAGTGTTAGGATTCGCATTGGCCATAGCTTTGGCCGCAAGCAGATCCCAATTCGGTACCAATTGTGTCAGGTACCAATCGAATTGCTTCGCACTCCACGGACAATGATCGACAAACTGTTTATTCCACCACGTGGTGGAGTCGAACCGCACATCTGGACAAGTGATCTTGACTATGTCAAGATCCGAGTCAGAGTACGGCAGACCAGCTGAGTCG